CTTAAAGAAGGTTTAGAAAAAGAGGAGATACCAGAAGAAATAATAGAAATAGAAGATAAGGAGAATATAGTATGACGAAGCCACCTAAAGTTTATATATCAATGCCAACATATGATTTGATGCAAGTATCAACTTGTCTGTCATTGGTTAAACTATTTAATAAGTTTACAATTGCAAAGATACCAGCAGAGATAGGAACATTTAAATGTCCTTATGTTGGTTATGGGAGAAACGTATTGACAGCAATGTTTTTAGAATCTGATTTTGATTATCAATTGTTTGTAGATTCAGATTTAGAATTTGAACCTGATGTTGTTGGTCGTATGATAATAGCACAAAAAGATGCTATCTGTGTGCCTTACAGAAAAAAAACACAAGACAATGTAGTTAAGTTTTCTGTGGAGTTTGATAACCCAACGGATATTCGTATAGATGAAAAAGGTATTGTAGAATTAAAAGCTGGCCCTGCGGGTCTAACATTAATACATAGAAAGGTTTATGAAAAATTAATGAAAGACAATCCACATCTTAAAATAAAACAAAAAGAAATAATATCTGAAAAAGCTAATTCTTATTTTTATAATTTTTGGGATACCACTTTTGGTAAAGATGGAACATGGTGGGGTGAAGATGTAAACTTCTGTAATTTAATTAGAAAATCTGGTTTTAAATTTTATGGAATAGTTGATGGTAAAACAACGCATCATGGAAACTATGGCTGGACTGGATCACTTGCAGATGGATTTAAAAAAGTGAATGGAAAAGATCAATAAAATATACGGACCACCTGGAACAGGTAAAACGTTTAGATTAATTAAACGTGTAAAAGCTTATCAACGTAAAGGTGTGCCACTACATAAGATAGGTTACTTTGCATTTACAAGAAAAGCTGCAGAAGAGGCGCGTAAAAGAATAAACGTATCCGAAAAAGAAGTTCCATATTTTCAAACCATACACGCATTTTGTTATCACTTACTTGGATTAAAAGAAGAAGATATAATGCAACCTTACCATTACGAGGACTTAGGTAAAAAATTAAACATAAGAGTTTCGTTTACAGATAAATATAACGAAGAAGAAACACACTTCTTAACTTGTAACAATCCATATTTTCAAATGATACAAAGAGCCATAAACAAAGACATAACTATTAGAGAAGAATTTGATCTTAATGAACATGATAAAAAAGAAATAGACTTTGATACTTTAAATCATATTTACCGAAATTCATTGTTATACAAAGCTAAAAGTAACATTGTAGATTTTAATGATATTATAACAGAAGTAATAAAATCAAATAAAATACCTAAATTTAAAGCCATATTTATTGATGAAGCACAAGATCTATCTCCTTTACAATGGAAACTTTATGACAAATTAAAAGAACATTGTGATCAAATTTATTTAGCCGGAGATGATGACCAAGCTATCTATGCCTGGGCTGGAGCCGATGTTAATAGATTTATAAAAGAACCTGGTAAAGAAAGAGTGTTAAGAAAATCAAGACGTATTTCTAAAGCTGTTCAAGAACAATCTGCTATACCAGTGAGCCGTATATCAGGCATCAGGAAACACAAAAATTATTTGGCACGAAATTACGAAGGCAAGTCACATCATATATCTGATCTTAATCAAATTGATCTGACGCAGGGCAGATGGTTAATTCTTACGCGAACTAAAAGTAATTTATTAGATATCATGAAAGATTTAAAAAGTAAAAATTTTTATTATCAAAGTAATAAAGGTAAAAGTTTTAAAGTTGGTATGTATGAAGCAGCTTTGGCTTATACCAAATGGAGTAAGAATGGATCTTTAGATGATAAAGAAATAAGTGCAATTAAAGAATATATACCTAATGGTAAATGGGATGATAAAATTCCGTGGTATGATAAATTTGTGGCAGATCAAAAAGAAATTTTATATTTAAGAAATTTAATTGCATCGAAGGAAAATTTAAAAGATAAAGCAAGAATATGGTTATCAACTATTCATGCAATAAAAGGTGGTGAAGAGGACAATGTAATACTATCTTTACATCAAGGTCGTACTGTACAGCAAGGAATTAAATCAAGTGTTGACAAACAAGATGAAGAGCATAGAGTGTGGTATGTTGGAGTTACTAGAGCAAGAAATAATCTGTACAAACTGAGAGCAAAAAAGAAATTAAGGGAGTATCAACTATGACAAATAAAGATATGTTTAAAGGTGTCACTTACAATTCACTTGATAAACAGGTGGATGGAAATCATTATTCAAAAATGAAAATACAACCTGCGTATTTTATAAATGAAAATAACTTACCGTTTGCGGAGGGGAACGCCATAAAATATATTTGCAGGCACAAGTCAAAAGGCAAAGCAAAAGACGTACAAAAAGCAATACATTATTTAGAAATGATATTAGAAAGGGATTACTCATGACACCTGGTTTTGGAATAGGAATGTTTTTTCTTGGTATGGGTTGTATAATAATAGGTACCGTGATGGCATTTTTTATAATTAGACAAGTAATGAAAGAATTGCATCAAAAGAAAAAACCTACAAGGTTCGACGATTTAGAATGATTTTACCTCAAACAGAATGGGTTCAACCTACAGAGTATCCTGATCTTAGATCTTACGACGAAATAGCTATTGACTTGGAAACTAGAGATCCAGATTTAAAATCAAAAGGATCTGGTGCAGTCATTGGTAACGGTGAAATCGTGGGTATATCTGTGGCCACATATAATGATAAGTGGTATTTTCCTATCGCTCACCAGGAAGGACCTAACATGGATAGAGCAAAAACTATTGAATGGTTAAAAGATATTTTAGAGTGTCCTGCTACAAAAATATTTCATAACGCTATGTATGACGTGTGTTGGATACGTAGTTTAGGTTTGAAGATAAATGGTCTAATTGTAGATACAATGATTGCATCTTCTTTATTAGATGAAAATAGATTCTCTTACACATTAAATACTTTATCATGGCATTTTTTAAATGAAGGAAAGAACGAAAGAGCTTTATTAGAGGCGGCTAAATCAAGAGGGTTAGATGCAAAAGCTGATATGTGGAGATTACCTGCGCATGAAGTTGGAGCATACGCTGAAAAAGATGCGGAGTTAACTTTTAAACTTTGGCAACATGTAAAAAAATTAATGATCGAAAATGATTTAGAAAATATATTTAATCTTGAGACTGATCTTTTTCCTTGTTTAGTTGATATGCGCTACCTAGGGGTGGGGGTAGACGTGACAGCAGCCAATCAATTGAAAACAGAATTAACCACCAAAGAAGAATTATTATTACACCAAGTAAAAAAAGAAACAGGAGTAGATACTCAGATATGGGCTGCAAGATCGATTGCCAAAGTTTTTGAAAAACTAAACTTGTCTTACGAACGTACTGCGAAATCTGATGAACCTTCATTTACTAAAAATTTTCTCTCCAATCATGAGCATCCTACCATACAGAAGATAGCTGAGGCAAGAAGGATTAATAAAGTAAACACAACTTTTATAGATACAATACTTAAACACGAACACAAAGGTAGAATACACGCTGAGATAAATCAAATTAGATCTGACGATGGTGGCACAATCACTGGACGTTTTTCATATTCTAATCCAAACTTACAACAAATACCTGCGCGTGATAAAGTTTTAGGTCCAATGATAAGAAGTTTATTTATACCTGAAGAAGGTTGTCAGTGGGGTTGCTTTGACTACTCGCAACAAGAACCAAGACTTGTTGCACATTACGCATTACGTTATGGACTGCCTTCAGTAAATACAATTGCAGATTCGTATGACACTGACCCTTCGACCGACTTTCACAAAATCGTTGCGGATATGGCAGAAATACCCCGGTCACAAGCAAAAGTGATCAATTTGGGTCTTTTTTATGGTATGGGAAAAGCCAAACTACAAGCAGAGTTAGGTGTATCCAAATTTAAAGCTCAGGAATTATTTGACAAGTATCACAGCAAAGTTCCTTTTGTAAAACAATTAATGAATGAAGTTATGAAAGCAGGTTCTAAAAAAGGTCAGATTAAAACTTTGTTAGGTAGACGATGTAGATTTCCTAAGTATGAACCTATCCTTCGTGGGTCAGACTGGGGTAAATATATACCAGCTGAAGATGAAGAACGTATGCAGGATTTACAAAAGATGGGACCATATTTAAAAGATGATGAAGGTGAAGTATTAAAAGATAGTGATGGTAATTTTAAAAAAAATTATTGGCACAACAATCCTACGCGTAGAGCTTTTACATACAAAGCATTAAATAAATTAATACAAGGTTCAGCTGCAGACATGACAAAGAAAGCTATGTTAGAGTTGTATAAAGAGGGAATTACACCTCATATTCAGGTGCATGATGAATTAGATATATCAGTAAAAGATGAGAAAGAAGCAATAAAGATAAGAGATGTGATGGAAAACGCAGTTGACTTGAAGATACCAAACAAGGTAGACTATGAGTCAGGTCCTAATTGGGGATCTATAAAATGACTTATGGCTTATTTAAATGCAAACATACCTGTAGAGTACGCACAAATTAGAAGAGAATATTTATATGATCTTAAGAAAAATCATGGCGAAGTTGAAGACTGTATTATCTTCGGTGTCAGCTGTATTACAGGTCGTGCGCTCTTGTTCCATGCCATTATGGAGAATGGTGCGATCTTTTATAGACTACCTATTACTGCTTTTATTCAGAGGGGCTTTCAACCGAAAGACGTACCTGTACGAAGACTTGATGAACTTTGCACACCCAGAACCTAATATACTAGATACTGATCATTCTGAGATCCCGCACGAACATAAGTGCGCTCATGTGTTAGCGTTAAATGACGGTAACTATGCAGCACAACCTAACAATAGATTAATTTGGGACATACCATCATTTACGGTGAAGGACCAGATACCTGATTGGAAAGTGCAAACTAATTATTGGAACGTAGAAGATACACAGAAGTGGCGAACAGAAGACACTGATAATTTTTTCTACGAAATGGAGGAGAAAAAAAATGATTGAAAAATGTAAAAGATTTTGTTGCAAAATTTGGGACAAAGTTAAAAGTTGGATTTGGGGATAGTTATGGGAGATAACCAGGATGGATTACAGATTTACAGCCATTCTAATAGTTTTGTTATGCCTTATGGCCATTTTCTTAGAACCAGGGTATATTCCAACTAGATGAATAAAAAACCATTAAATATATCTGAGGAAGCTGCAGTGCAGATGCCTATGAAGACGGTTGCTAGTTTGATAATAATCGTCGCCCTTGGCACCATGGGCTACTTTCAGATTGTAGAAAGATTAAACATAGCTGACACTCGACTTCAGTTGATGGAAAAAGATCTGGAGGAGAATACAGAGTTTAGAATTAAATGGCCGCGTGGACAACTAGGTTCATTGCCCGCAGATTCTGAGCAGTACATGATGTTGGAAGATCTTTATAAGACCACAGGTAAGTTAACCGAACACATAGACAGCATGGCATTAAATAAAGTAAACATAGAGTTTTTACAAAAACAAATGGACAAAGTTTTGTCTGACATAGAAAAATTAAAAGATGCAAACAGAGAGATGAAATATACAAATGGCAGCCAAGAATAAAAATAAATTATCAAAATTTGAATGGGTAAAAAAGAACATAGTAATTG